GCTGTATTAAATTTCCGTTTGCCATAATTTATTTTTACTCGTTTTCACCATCAAATGGTGTTTCACCCATACCTATTCCTTGGACTATAGTACCTAAACCGCTACCAATACCAGATACCACTTGTTGTCTAGCTTTTTGCCTAGCTTGATTAGCCGCGGTTAATCTACTCATATCCATACCATACAAAGTTTGCATTCTTTGTTCTTCTTTTTCTCGTCTTATTTGCTCTCCGTATCTCTCTAATCTTTGGGTTTGCATAGCACCTTGCGCTCTTAATCTTTGATTACGCGCTTCTTGCTCTCCAATAGATGCTGATATTTGTTGTGTTTGCAAAGTAGATTGCTGCGCCATTGCTTGTGCTAAACCAGCAATACCAGCCCCACCAGCTGTTTCACGTAAACTTCCTAATATATCAGCTCTTTGCTGTGCTCCTTGCTGAGCTTGAAATTGCGCTTGCTGTTGATTAACAGTTAGATCTTCATAAGGGTTTTCTAAGTTAGCATAAGGATTTACATATTCTTGTTCCATATAAGCTTGTCTAGATGCTTCCATAGCTGTTCTAGCCTCACGTTGTTCTCTTCTTCTTTTTCTACCACCAATTAAACCACCTAAAATACTTGCGCCAGCTTGGGCTATACCCATAGCTGCCATTGGATTAGCTGTTATAAAAGGTGTGAATTTTAAAGGCGATGGTTTACCCATCTTTTTTAAACCTACTGCCATAATTTTATTGTTTTTATCATTATTTTATAATTACATCTATTATCACTTATTTACTACTCTCAGAAAATTCAGTACTTACCGCAAATAACTCTGATTTATTTGGAGAATTATTTGAAAAAGTTACCTCTGCATAATAACCAAGTAAACTACTTAAATTAACTTGGGTATTTTTACTAAACATTACAAAATCTCCTATTCCAATACCATTTGCGATACTCTGTTGTGCGCTTAAAGGTATTGTTGTGTCAACTAAAATAGTTATAGTATTAGTATCTTGGTTTATTAAAGTGCAATTTCCAATACGTACTATACCTGTAGATGGTAAATTTGTGTTATCTACTGTGTCAAATCCTCCCAAAGATTGATTTGGACAGTAATAAACACTATCTCCTTCTTGTAAAGAATCGTTCAAAGCGTGATTAAAAGTAATTGTTATATCCATACTAAATTATTTTATTCTTATATTGACAAGAAATTATCAAAAGAAAATATCGAAGTGAAACTATCTATTCCAAATGTTGTAATTTGTCCTTTACCTGTGACAGTACATATACCATTAGCTCGTCCTCCATTAGGACTAAGTGTTGCGGTTAATCCACTTATGTGCATGTTAAACATACTGCTAAACGTTAACGCACTGTCTTTACGTATTGTTTGTTTTTCCGAAAGTTTAACTGCTGTTCCTGTAATGCTTTTTACCGTTATTGTTTTATTAGTGTCTATATCATCTCCAGTAACTATCATTCCAACTCTTATACCTGTTACATTATTTAAGTGAACAATATCTTTATCACGACAATCACCTTCTCTAACTTTTTTCGTAATAGTATTTAAAGTATTAGAAAAGTCAGATAATTCAGAATTAACACTAGAAAACCGTGGTTCTCTAGATTTTGTTAAACTACCATCACTTTTTGTAGCCACCATATTTATAGCAATATCTCCATTTGCTCCCGCACCTTTATTAGCTTTACCCGTAAGAGTAATTGTACCGGTTGTCGTTACATTTGAAAGAGCTGAAGAAGGCACAATTTGTACTATTGGATCTACATATTGATAAATAGAATACGTAGGCAATGTATCACAGTCTTCAGAAGAATATCTTGGAATATCATCTCCTAATACAGCCATTAAAGGATAAAGAGTTATATCATATCTATTATCTGGCATTTCAAATGTTAATTCTGTTCCATCATCTACTCCTTGAGGAGCCGGTATTACTATTCTAGTAGCGTCAGTTATTGATGAAATAATTGTATCATTACCATCTACACCAGTACCTGTAACTTTCATATTTTCTTCTAAATCTTTAGTATAATCTAATGTGGCTGTAGTTGACGATTCAAGAGTATCAAGCCCTCCATTTAAAGTTCTTTTAAATTTCTCTAAAGGTGGAAAATCTTGTGTGAAAGAATATATACCGCTATCTGGTATTTCCACTCCCGTTATATCTGCTTCTTTCGCAAAGACAATATTATCGTTAGCTGCAAAAGTTAAAAACGAAGAAATAGACACGTGTGTAGTTGAAGTTTCATTTATAGCATCTACGTTGGTTTTAACAGGATCTGATATACCAGTTATTTTTACATTTCTTTTTTGATCGTTTAACACTACCATCCCAACTTCAAGCCCAATTGCGTTATTTAACTGTAAAGTACTAGATGCACTAATAGCTATCATTGCAGTTTTAATAATTTTATTAGAATAAGGTAAAACGTTTCTACCATTTTTGTCTTTTACAGTTAAAGAAAAAGTAGAACCTGGAGTACCAACAACACTTATATTTTTTGACCCTCCATTACCACTAACAGTTGATGTATCGACACGTAACGATTTTATTTCTTTTACTTTTGTCTCTGTAGATGTGTCCACTTCTTTAGCTATTTTAGTTATAA